TAACATAAAGAAAAAGTAGTAAGTACTCTCTCCCGTCGGAGATTTCCTCACTACTAATCTTAGTATGTTTATGCCTAAAATTCTGTAACTGCCTGCGCGTGTTCTTTTGTTCGTCCATGGTTCAATGGGCTGTTTTCTCTTTGTTCGCTCTCTGTTCAATCACGCGCCACCGTGTCTAATCAATTTTCATTCATTTAACTTTAAGGATTATATAGCGTTCGGATATTCGTCGTTTTGAAAAATCAAAAAACGTTCCGTATTTTTGCACCCTTTCAACCCTGTGAATGCTTGATAGTGCTAGCTTTTTAGCTTCCAACCGTTCCGCCTTTATTTGTTTTGTAAAGCGAACGTTTGTAGTATTTGTTCGTTTTGGAAATTGCCAAAGTACTTCACCTAGATAACCCTCTCAGCCAATAGCTATCCCCTTTTCTAACATAGTTCAAAAACCTTTGATAATGTTTATAATATCTATCACGCTTCATTCTCTTTGGACGGCTAGGAAAGCCATCAAACATATATCCGCCACGTTCAGGGGTCCACCCTGGTTGGACCTTCCTAGCCTCCCTTAGTGCACGTTCCCAATAATACTGACAATCTGTCTTACTGCGGTTTAGTGTCTGCTTGTGGATCTGCTGACAGTTTCCGCAAGCATAAAACAAATACCGCTTATAAAGGTTTCGGCACCGCCTACCACAATCAGGGCAAAGAAAGAAATACCTATAACCGCCTTTGGTGCCTGGTATTCTGGCCAATTCAAAACGATCTCTACCCATAACAATAAAAAGGTTGTCTAAGTCAATAGTCAAGGGGTAACCGTCTAATTCAGCCTTTCCCTGAGTTATTCCTTTCTTTTTCATAGCTCTGGTAAATGTCTCTATATACAATACTTCCATCCAAAAATACCCCTATACTGTAAAAACCCAAAACTATTGGTTTAAGTACCATTATTCTTCATTTTCAGAAATCAATGCCCGTAATTCCTCTACAGTTAAATCTTCAAATGGATTATGAGGCGCAACGGATACCGTACCATCATGTTCAAGTTTTGTCTTGGTTTTAAATTCATCATCTTTCCGCTCTAAGTACCATTTGGAAATAGCCACGTCTCCATCCTCTATGGCGTTAGATATGTTCAACTTTGCGCGTGTTTTCAGTCGTTGCTTCAGTAGCTCTTTTCGGTCAGAAAACTGTGGATTTTTCTTGCAATAATCATATAGTGTCGGCTTTGAGATGTTCGCATATAAACAGGCTTCTTCATCACTTAACCCTCTAAGAAAAGCCTCTTCCAGTTTCTTAATCGTCCCCTGTGTCATTTTCGTAGGTCTGCCACCTTTATTTTTAGCCATACTGCTATTTTCCTTTCTTTGCTGATATAGCACAAAAAGAGGCGCGTTGCCTCTCATTCTCAATCTTTGACTAATAGTCCACTAACTGCAATATCTCGTATAAACTGGCTTTCCTGCTCTGCCGTCATATTCGGATTATCCTTCTTGATTTCCAGCAGTAGTTCTGCCAACTTGTCGCTGTCTGTTTGAAGTGTTAATTTTTTGACCGTATTTTGAAAGTGTAGTTCTAGACTATCAATCATTGCTTCCATGCGGTCTGCTGTCTGAAACATATTATTGACGTGATAAGCAATTTTGGCGATTGTCGCGAAGAGCTTCTTCCGAGTATCTGGATGTTTGTAGAGTTCGTACACGTTCAAAGTGGTATCTTCGGAAAAAATCCGGTTTCCAATGGTCAAAAAGTTTATATAGTCTGCATTATTGAGTTCTTCAAAATCCATAGTCATGAAGTCGGCTCGTTGCTGGTTTAATTCCTCAAGCTCTTTGTCTGCTTGCTCAAAAAATTCTTGTTCGGTCATGGTGTTTGTTCCCCTTGTTTTAGTTTGTTGATTGAGTAGCGTTTGTCCTTGATTGTAAACGACTTGAAAGAATTACCTTCTAAGCCTTTCAAAATACGGCTATAGTTCCGCTCGTTGTAAACTGTCTTCAACTCTGACCCGCTTAAATTAGTGTTGATGATTGTATTCTCACGACTATTCAAAATATCAAAAAGCAGGTCCTGTTCCCAGTCGCTCTTGGGTTTAATAATCGCATTTTTTGCCCCTAGATCATCTAAAATTAGATAATCGACTGACTTCAGGAGCTCCACCGCCTCAAACTCCGTTAACTTTGCGCCTTGTCCGTAGTTCCAGCCTTCTTTGATTTTTTTGATAAGCTCCGTTAGGTTTACAAAGAGCACGCTTTTAGGCTCTCCCTTGGCCCTGTAGCCCTCGTTTATCGCTTTAGCCATTGCAATACTTAGATGGCTTTTTCCGATGCCTGTAGAGCCTGTGATAAGGGTATTTGCTTTGAGCCCTGCAAGATACTTTTCTGCCTGCCCTTTAGCAAAAGCTAGTAGCTGTTTTTCCTCGGCAGTTTCTGCTTTGAAAGTGTTAAAACTAGCCCCCTCTAGTTCCCTTGGAATTGTGCTATCTCGCATAAGCACATTATACGTCCTTGAGTAAAGCCCAGCGTTCAAATGCTCTTCTACTGCCCTTTGTTCCTGTTGTTGCTTTTGTTCTTGCTCGCACTCGGGACAAAAAGGCTCTAGCTTCCGTGGTTTGTCTTCTCCAACCACCTTAACAGCTCTATCAAGTTGGACTAATGGGATGTTATGTAGTGGGCAAGTCGCTTCTAACTGTCTAAGGTGCTGTAAATTCTGAAATGGATTTCTCAATTCCTGTCCCCTTTCTAAAATGGCACTTCTGGGAAATTGTCCGGATTATCTTGCCTAGGTTGTTTCATCGCTTCAAACTCCATTTTATTCTGCTTGACTTGTTCGATAGTCTTTAGACCTTGACCTTGCCAGCGTTCCAGAATAGAACGGGTATATTTGATTGACCTCCCACCATTCAGGATAGTTTCGTCTAAAGCACACAATACCAAGCGTTGCCCATGAACCTTTAATAGGTCTTCAACTTCTTGGGTGACAGTTCCATTAATTGCCATTTCCCCAAATGCTTCTTTGAGTTTTTCAAAGATGATATTTTTACCAACTCCAGCAGCCGCATTTTTTTCTTCTTGCTGTTGCTCTAGCTCTATCTCTTTCTCTAGCTCTATCTCTATCTCTATCTCTGTCTTACACGTAGTTAACGTAGTAAGATTTTCGGTTAACATTGTAAGATTTTCCTTTTTTTCTTGTTGTTGTTTTCTGTATTCTCGCATGTATGAAGCTTGGTTAGTTTCTTGTTGTACCAAGGCTTTGGCTTGTGTTAGCTCTGCGTTTTGGTCTTCGTCAATCTGAATTAGTCCGCATTTTGTAAAGTATGCCATGGTCATATCGATATCATCTTCCGACACATCCAACTTCAAAGCCAATTCTTCCTTGAGATTTTCAAAATAACCTTCGTAGTAGAGAATGCAATCACTTTCTAAACTTTCAAGCATAAGACGGATGTAAATTACTGTCATAGTGTAACCGCCTGGAATAGTCTTCAGTCTCTTAATGAAAATATTATCAAAAAATTTTTTATCAATCTTCAACCAAAAATATATTTTAGTTTTTGCCATTCTCCACCCCCAAAAATTTCAAAACATCACTGACCCTGTAAAAGATTTTCCTAGTGTCTTCTAGCGGGGGCTGGTAACGTCTTAGCCCATTATCTTCCCAACGTTTCAAGGTCTTATCCTTTATGCCTAGTTCATCTTTGAGTTGCCGAGCTGTGATTAGTCCAAGTGTCCTTGGTTTGACTTTCTCACGCGCCTCCAGGTACTTTCCAACCATATCCAGCAAGCCATTAGTTAGATCTTGCTCGCTCTCTCTGCTTAGGCTAAACATCTCTATACTTCCTCCAGTCTTGCAAGTCTGCGGTCAGTAGCGCGTGAATACGCTTGTGTTCTTGGTCGTATTGCCGTTGGAGCGGTATCACTCCAGCAAGTCGTTCCACTTCATTCTGGGGGATATAGTAGCCCCCTTGCTTGTTATCACGCCCGCCACAAACGGGAATACCGTAGTCAACTATTAGCTGACGGATATATTCCCGAATAGTTCGGATGTCCAAGCCTGTCAGCTTCTCAATGTCTGGGGCGGTGATAGGTAAGTCCATTCCAAGCGGTAGGAGCTTGAAAACTTTGTATAAGTGTGGTGGTAGTTGGTTTTCTGTCATGTCTGTACCTCCAGCAGATTCATCCAGTCAATGATCCATTGCTTTCTTTCTTCTTGGGATAGTGTCAAAAAGCGTTCTTCTTCCTCTTTAGGTATTTTGTTTTCTATGATGCCAATGATAAGCCCATAGAGTGCTGGGCGTTGCTCCTTGATTTCCTCAACTATCTGGTCTAGTTTCCTCATGTCCAACCTCCTAATTGTAATATCTGCCTTGTGATTGAATATAGGCCCCGTAGTTCGCATTTGTCAGCCGTCTGGTGTTATTACCCTCTGGCTTGATTTTGGGCTTGCTATGGAGCTGATACGTTCCTAGATGTAGCCATAGAAAGATGTTCAGCGGTGTTAGTATTGCGATAAGCACTAGCGCTGTTTCAGTTGTCATTTCTTGCATTATAGTAACCCTCGCTCTTTTAGATCTTCGATAACTAGACTGCGCAAATAGGTCCAAGTGGAAGCAGTAGCGTGTGTAATGCCGTTACTCAAATTATTTTCTTTGATAGCCTTATCTAGAAAATTGAATAGCAACCACTCAGGGGCTTTCTTGTGTCGCTCCGTGATTTCATCATCATGCTTTTTAAGCTCCCCAAGCAAGTTGTTTACATTCGCTTGATAAAACTCTTCATGGTCCGCCTCAGCCACTTTATAAGCCTCTGAAAGCCTGTAAAACTCCATCCAGAGTGTTGCAATAGCCGTCCTACACTCTTCAGCGATTTCAGTAGCTCCCTTGTGACCTTTGGCGACATGCCACTCGCTCAGAATGTCCAATTTTTCTTCTGCGACTTGTAACTTTTCTTCAAACTGTTCAAAATACTGTTTCATGTAGTTCTTACCTCGTTTTTTTATTGTGTCTGTGTAATGGCCCGTGTGGGCTGGCTCCGTGAGTTAAAGATTTTTGAATGTTTTCTTGTAACCTTTTTATCTAAAGCCTAGACTATTCCCAGCGGTTGCCCGCTCCAGACTTATCAAGTAAGCCTGTGCCAAAATAATAGCCTAGCTGTGTGTAATTTTCTTAGGGTGGTTTAGATTGCCCTGGGTCCATTGCAACCTAATGCCGATACCAGCACCTAATACTTTTCTACTCCAGTTTTAAGGGATAGCGCCCTCTGTATGGTCAAAGTGTCCTAGATATGGTATAATCTAGCTATAAAACATTTACTAAAATCCTTTTAATAACAGCCTGCCTGCTTGTTAATTGTATTTTAGTGTTGAGTGAAAAGGCTTTGCTGGTTGGTCCCTGTTAAGCCTTTTTTGTTGCTCTCACGCGCCTTGTGGTGCGTTTTTTAGTGGTCTGAATACCATGTTTTTAATTTCTTGGTAACTCATGCCTAGGTTAATCATCGCGATAGCCATGTCTTCTAGTGCCTGGTATCTGATAAGTTCCTGACTGGTTAGGCTATCGATGCCATTATGTCCGCCACGGTGTGCCACTAGCTGGCGTTTGTTCATTCCAGTAGTTCCCTTTAGCAACAAATTTGTAACAGTGCTGTGCGCGTGTTTCGGGGCTTCCTGCCATGTTTCAATAGCTTCATGCAATACCTTGCGCTTAGGCTTTTCTAGTGCCCTCTGGTAGCGAAATTGTGCCACCTCGTCCCGCATTTCAAAAAAGGCTTTGACTAGTGCTGACTTGAAAGCAATAACTGGGGCGGTGTTTCTCAAGAATGTAATGAGTAAAGTCGCTTGTTGTTCGTTTAGAATGTAGTCGCGTTTACTTTGTCCACTTTCTAAAGGTGTCATTTTAAATGCAACCTTTCCGAATTTTTCAAGCTCCGCTAAGTGCTTTCTAATTTGTTCTTTCACTGCGTGATGGGTTATTTCAGCATTATCTGAAATAATACTGCTCAATGTATACGGCTCTTTCCGTCCGTCCATGTAAACTAATTCCATGCTTGCTCCTTTCTAACTGTAAAATAGTTCGTCAATGGTTATATCAGGCTTAACCTCTGCGACAATGGTCTTGATCGCTTTCTTTTCCTTGTCATTGAATGGCGTTTTGCCTGTTTCTTTGTTGTTGTATGACTGCAAAGAAATATCTAGCTTGTCCGCCATAGCTTGCTGGGTTAGTCCTAACATGACCCGATAGCCTTTGAGTTTGCTCATGCCGTTCTCCTTTCTTTGAAAAATCCCCCTCCATAGATTGAAAGTGTGAAAGGTAGCGGAGGGGTATCAGACATTTTTGTCTGATTGTTTTTGATTATATCAGACACTTTTGTCTCATGTCAACCGTTTTTTTAATTTTTTTCAGACATTTTTGTCTTTTTTGCAAATTAGTGTTATAATCAAGCGTGAAAGGTCGTGAAATTATGAATAGATTGAAAAAATTGAGGCAAGAAAAAAAGCTATCTCAAAAAGAGTTAGCTGACTATCTGGGCATAAATGAAAAAACCATATCTCGTTGGGAGAACGGTGAAAGACAAATCAAACCAGACAAAGCCCAAAAACTCGCTGACTATTTTGGGGTACATATTGGTTATTTACTAGGCTATAGTCTAAGTCGTGAAAATATGCTAGTAGCATTAGGTCCATATACAGTTGATGAGGATGGTGATGAAGATTTTGATTATGATGTTTATACAGCTCTTTCTGATGTTCTAGGTGTTGATAACCTTGAAAAGATTAAAAATACTGTATCAGTCGAGTTAAATAATAGCTTTGGTCATTATTTTGAAGAAGCTGAACTTTGGAAAATCGGTATTACTGACCAGCAACTTACTGATATGCGGGAATTGCATACAAAGAAATTTATTGAATTTATTGACGGTGGGGATACCCCGAATGTTTTTAAAAAGCTTATTTTTTATTTTTCTGTACTAACCCCAAAAGAAAGGGAAAGCATAATAAATATTTTAGAGGGACTAGCCGACTTAGATATTGATTTTTCACACTAACCCACGCCCTCCTACAAGCCCCCTCACCACGTTCAAACACTCCTCGGGTACATTTACCCTACTGAACTATTCCACGCGCCTAGGGGCTTTCTAGTGGACTGTGTGGAGTGAAAAAAAAGTCCGCATTAAAAAAAGTCAGTTTTTATCAGTAGATGAAAAAGTAAGGTTTTGTAAGGTTGTATATTTTAGCAACCTCAATAAACCTCAACTTCTATATTAGTTGTATATTAGCATTTGTTAGCAATCTGCGCGTGCTTTCCTCGTGCTTCAGCAAGTCCGCTGACTTAGTAAAGGTTATACCT